GGTCGTTTCGTCGCCCGAATCGCGGCGGATGCGCGTGGCGGGGGCGGCGGGGTTCTCCGGCTCGAAGCCGAGCGTGAGGAGGATTGTGGCGAGCTTGAGGTCGCGGGTGCTAAAAACTGCCAGAGGTTTTGTCGTCATTTTTCGTAGGGAGCCCGGCGCGGTGAATCACACGCGCCGGGCGCTGGGTGCGGGTTGGCTTAGGAGGCGGTCATCGCGGTCTCGTAAGAGCGCGCGGTGAGCGAGACGGTCTCGAACTGCTCGGCGGCGAAGTTGCTGGTGAGGCCGGTGACGATCGTGGTGGCGCCGAGGGTGACCGATGCGGGCATCGTGACGCTGAGTGCGCTGCCGACGGTTGCGGTGAATGATCCGGTGCGCATGCCCTCGATCGAAATTTCTTTAATCACTTCCGACATGGCCACCGCAACCACCCCTCCCTGATCATCCTTGACCTCTGAGAGCGATGCGGTTTCGTTGACACTGAAGCTGGTGCATATGATGCCTGACACGCTTGGCGTGCCATATTCGGCTGTGGATACTGCGGATGAGCGATAGAGAGTTGCGGCCATGGTGGTAGTTGGGTTGGTTTGGTTGCGGGTTTCGGAAGGGGGTCGCGTGTCAAATGCCGGACGCGGTGAAGGCCAGGGTCAGAGCGGCGGTGGTGACCCAGCGGCCGTCGGATTGCGTGTCGTCAACGCTGCGGAGGTCGGCGCCGGCGAGGGTCAGGTCGGGCTCAAAGGCGTCGGCGAGATCGGCGGCGGAAAGCAGGGAGGCGCGGAGGGAATCGGCGAGCGCGGCGTGCGCTTCGAGCGAGCCTTCGATGACGGAGGGCGTGACCAGCACGATGCTCGCGGTCGCTTTGTAGAATCCGCGCGCGACGGCTTCGGTGGATTCGCACCCGGCGAGGAGGACGCTTTGGTCTTGAGGGATGGTCTCGGCGGATTGGCCGGTGTGACACGGGATGCCGTCAAAGGCTGGCTGGCTGCGGAGCCACGCGGCGAGGGATGTTTCGACCGGTATGTTCACGCGGCACCTCCTGGGGACATCGTTGCGAGGTATTCGCCGGGGGAGTTGGTTTCGCTGACTTGGCTGATGAAATAGGTCTTGGCGCTGAAGGTGACGGCTTCGCCTCGGCGCGGTGGGCTTTGCAGGTCGGCGGCGAGGAAGCGGATGGAGAACTCGCCGCCTTGCCGGAGTCCGCCGGTTTCGAGATCGAGGCCGATGGAGACAGGGGCGAGGCAGACGCGGATCTCAGCCTGGCGAAATTTGACCGTGGTGCCGTGCGCGGCTTGGCGCAGTTGCGCGGAGCGGAGAGCGAGGGCGTTGCGAGCGGTTGGCGACACGACACTGGGGCCGTGTCAAAAGAAAAGCCCCCGCCGGAGTGAGAACGGCGAGGGCTTTTGCGGGCGAGGAGCGCGGTGCGGGCGCGCTTGCGGGAATTACTTCTTTTTCTTTGGTGACTCTTCTTCGGCTGCCACTTCAACGGCGGGAGCGGATGGCTTGGCTTTGCAGAGGTGGCGCTTGAGGGTGTCGCCGAGGGAGACGACGAGCGTTTCGTCTGCGGTCAACTCGCCGGCGACCTGCTTGGCCTTGAAGGCGGCGAGCTGCTCGCCGAGCGGGACACTCGGAAGGCTTTCGACCTTCCAAGTGTTGCCGGTGCGAGTGAGCGTGATTGCTAGGCGCATTAGACTTAGGCTGAGACGATGCGCTTGAGGGCGGCGGCGTGGCCGAGTGCGTAGCCGTAGTTGACCTCGAGGACTTGTTTTTCGGTGTCGGTGTCAGGGTCAGCCCATGCGCGATACTCGATGGTCAAGCCGGTCTCTGGATCGACAGCGGTCTCGTAGCTGGTGAGGTGGTTCAACACGCCGGGTGATGGCTGGATCGGCGAGAAGGCGACCAAGATCGACTCGGGGAGTGCGACCATGCCGACGAGGTTCTGCGAGTTGCCGGGGATGAGGTTGGTTCCGATGACATCGAAGCCAGCGATCTGCGGGAGGCGTCCGTTTTGGATGGCCGATGCGCTGCCGACTGCGGCGGCGTTTTTGATGCCGGCGTCCTTGAGGAGCGCGCCTTCATAGGAGTTGTCGAGGATCATCACGCGGCTGGACTTGCTCCATTTGGCCTGGTCGAGCGCGGTTTTGATGTTGACCATGTCCTCGCTGTCGAACGCGGAGGCCGCGCCGGTGTGGATCGCCGCGCCGTAGTTGGCGAGGGTGACGATCGAGAGGATGTCGCGGAGGATGTCCTCGGCGAGTTTGCGGCCTTTCAAGAATCCGAGCTGCTCGGGGTTGAAATAAGGCTGGCGGGCGAGTTCCGAGCTAGTGAAGCTCAAGGCTTGATACTTGCGCTTGTTGACCGTGATCTCGCGGGAGTTGATCGCGTTCGTGTCGCCGAAGGCGTAAGTGCCGTCGAAGTCGCTCGTCGCGTCAGTGGCGAGAGGGAAAAACGGAACCGAGATTTTGTCGGTGCCTTGCAGCGGGACCGAGTTGAACACGGTCGAGAAGGAGTTGATCGGGAGAAGTGCCTCGCGGAGCGCGATGAGGGCGCTGTCGAGGACGACATTCAGTTTGAGTTCGGATGAGATGGTGGTGGCCATATTAGTGGGTGGTTTGGATTAGGTGGTGGTTGGGTTCGGTGATTGGTGTGGTGTCAAACGCCATGCAGTCTCGAGTGGGCTTCGAGGGCTTTGCGGTTGGCTCGGAAAATCCGGGTCTTGTCGGCTCCGGTGGAGTTTTTCCACTGGTCGTAAATCGATCCGGAGTCCTGCACTTGATCGACGGCGGGGACGACGCGGGCAGGTGAGAGACCGAGGCTGCGCTCGAGGCGGTCGAGGTCTTCGCACTTGGTGGCGAGTTCGCCTTTAACGAGGTCGAGCTTCGACTCGATGGCTTTGGCGTGAGCTTCGGCGGCTTCGGCACGGGCGATGACTTCGTTGTATTTGGCGAGGATCGCGTCGGCTGCGGTGGCGCGAGCTTGTGGTTCGGCGGTAGCGGGTTGCTCTGGCTCGGGGGTTGGCTCGACGGAATCGGCAGGGACTGCCGCCTCTTCGACGATTTCGGGGGCGGGAGTTTCGACAACTTCGGAAGCGGATTCGCTAACGACGGTGTCGAGGACTTCGGGAGCGGTGGGCTCTTGGGTTTCAGGCTGCTGGGTCATGCCCTGCGCGAACTTGTCAAATCGGGCACGGAGTTGGGCGGGGGTTGCAGTGGCTGCGGCGGCGACGCCTTCCTCGATCGCGTCGGCGAATCCGAGGGCCACGGCTTCGACAGCGTCAAGCCAGGTTTCTTCGTCCATCATTTGGGCGATACGGTCGGCCTCCATGCCGGTCTTGCGGACATACGCGTTGCGGAGGGAGTCTTTGAGTTTGTCGAGGAGAGCGGCTTCGCGGCGGAGCTGGTCGCTGTCTCCCATGCTGACGGTCCACGGATTGTGGATCATGAGCAGGGCGTTGTCGGCGATGTAGACGGGAGCGCCTGCCATGGCGATGACCGAAGCCATCGAGGCGGCGAGCGCATCGATGTGGACGGTCAGCCCACCTTTGTGGCGGCGAAGGGCATTGTAGATTGCCGTGCCTTCGACAACACTTCCGCCAGGGGAGTTGATGCGAAGGTGGATGTGTTGGCCGTCGAGCTTGCCGAGGTCGCTGAGGAATTCTTTAGAGCCTGAGCCGAAAGCACCGACTTCATCGTAGAGATGTATCGTTGCTTCGCCGTTGTCGGATTTTTCCAATGCATAGAATTTTGGGGTGGGTGTGGTCATGGTTGTGCGGGTGGTTGAATTGGTTGCTCGGCGGCATCCGGCTCGGCGGGTTGTTGCGCGGCGATGCCGTTGCGGAGGGAGTTGGGGAAGACCTGCGAGACATCGAGGCCGAGGGCGTCGCACTTGGCTTTGCGGCGGAGGTAGGTGTCGATCACATCGTCCTCCTCCTCGGTGGCGCGGAGGCCGAGCATGTTGTAGTATCTCGTCGGGCTGAGGTGGCCTTTGTCGAGTTGCTCGCTGTAAGCGCGGGCGTCGCGGCCGCTGTCCACCGTGATCTTGCGCGGGGCGAGCCATTCGTGGCGCCACCAGTCGTCGCCGGGGTATTCGAGGCGACCGGCCTGCATTTCATGCCAGAGCCAGTATTTGTAAAACGGCCTGCAAAACTGATCGATGACCTGCTGCTGGAGCCGCTCGAGGAAATTTTGGGTGACTTCGAGGACGGCGCGTTGCTCGGTGCCTGCGAGGCCGACATTGACCATCATGGCTTCGGGCGGGAGGCCGATGGCGAAGGCGACATCCGAGCGGAGGGCGCGCATGACGGCTTCGTAGGTCTGGCCGGGAATGTCGTTCTTGAAGGCTTCGAGCTTTTCGCCTGGCTTGAGGCGCGGGAGGAGGATGCCGTTCGGAAGGTCGGTGGTGGTGAGGTCGCCGACTTCGTTGCTGGTGGTTTTCATTCCAGCACCGAGGCCGATCTTGGCGACTTCGGTGGAGGTGATCATGTAGCCGACTTGCGCGCCTGCCTTGTAAGCGCCCTTCACGAATGCGTTGATTTCGCTGATGTCGCGGAGGTTGGCGGCGGCGGCGTGGAACCACGAAACGCCACGGGGCTGGGAGTGGCGGCGGATGTGACGGAAGTGGAGGATGTCTTCGGCGGGGATGCGGAGGCCGTCTTCGCTGTTGAGCGTGTAGGCTACGGGCGCGCCGAAGCGGTCGAGGATGACGCCGTCGTGCGAATCGGTGGCGAATGATCCGGCGCCGCCGATGGACTCACCGCCGAGGAAACGGACGCGGGCCGCGCCGTCTTTGGTTTTCAAGAACTGCGCGAAGAAGTCGCCGTCGATGGCGACTTGGCGGAGGATGAGGGATTGCGCGGTGTAGAAATTGACCTGCGCTCCGGCGTCGAATGCCCAGGCTTCGGCGCAGTTGCGATCTTCGAAATACTGATCGACCTTTTTGTTCCACTCGGTGTTGCTGGTCTTTGGCTGAACGACGATGCCGGTGCCGATGGCGCGCTGGGCGAGGTGCTCGACGAGGTAGGTGGCCTGCGGGGCGTTGTTGTAGAGCCAGCGGGAGAGTCGGAGAATTTCAAGGCGCGTGTGGGCGGTGAGTTCGCGTTTCGGGTCGGTCGTCGGAACCCAGATGAGGCCACGGTTTAGAGAGGGCTGGGCGGCCTCGAACGCAGCGGCTTTGGCGTCGAGCTTGCGGGGGCGGCCTGCTCCGGGGCGGGTTCCTCCCCAACTTGATTTTTTGATTTTCGCGGACACGCCGAGGCGTGCGTGTCAAACGGCGGTCCCGTAGCGGGAGCGGTCGGCGATGTTGAAAAGTTGGCGGCCGTTCGGGCCTTCCGATAGGATTTCTTCGAGGGCTTGCAGGAGGAGCCACTTCGGGAAACTGACCTGTCCGCTCGATGCGGTGCCGTCGCCGCTGATGCTGGTGATCGTGACTTCCTCGGACGCGGAGAGAAAAGCCGCGTCGGCGAGTGCCTGGAGTTCGGCGGTGTTCTTGGTGCGGCGGAGGTAGCTTTTAACGCCACTGATTTTGTCGAGGTCGGTCACGCCTCGGCGGGCGTGTCAAAGAATCAGCGATTAACCACAACCGAGCGCCGTGGCAGGCGGGAGGTAGAGCAACCGAAGGTTGGCCCGAAGGGCGAGACTCGCGGGAGCGAGCGAGTCAAAGGACACAGAGGACACAGAGGGGGAGGAATGCAGGGACGGCGCGGCCGCACCTTTTCAAGCGTGGGCTTTCGGGAGTCTCGGGCCATGAATGACCGCCCATCCCACCGTTTCATGTCGCTCCGGTCGTGTGTCCGCCTGCCTGCGTGGAGGCGGAGGATTCAAAGGCGGGACTCGATGAACTTCCCGCGTGACTGGTCGCCTCGGGCGCGGTCGAGCTTGTCCCAGGATTCGGGTTGCATCGACACGGATCGCGTCACGGCGGTTCGGCCTTTGGCGTTTTTTGATTTCGCTCCTTTGGGGCGGCCCGATCCTTTGCGCGGGCCGCCGTGGGTGGCGGGCTTTTTCATTCCCAGAATTTTCCGGCTTCGAACACATCCTCGCAAATGCGCTGGATTGCGTCTTCGATTTCGGCTTGTTCGTCGCGCTCCTCGTTGAGCGGCACGCCTGTGACGCGGATGCCGTTGTCGCAGGAGTCCTCATTGAGATGTTCGACCTCGGCCTCTGGGTAGGTTTTGGCAATCTCTCGGTCAATCTCGGCACAATAGCTGCGCAGGGAAAGCGCGGCCTCCTCGGGTGTGCATGTAGCGTTTGGGTCGAGGCTGTCGGTGGTGGTGCGGATTTGGATTTTCATTTTTTCAAGCGGGTGGATTTGAGGTTGTGGGCGATGAGGAGGCTCTCGGATTTTTCGATGGCGAAGGTCAGTTCCTCAAGCGTGTTTTTCAACTGCTTGCCGAACAGGACAAGGTAAGCCAGGGCGTTGTAGAGTTGTTTTTCTGAGGTTTTCATTTTTGTCGTGTTGGTTGGTGGCGCGGGGATCGAACCCGTGTCATACGAGTTGATTGTGATAAGCGGCAAGCAATCGCTCGGCGGCATAGCACCAGTGACGGCAATCTGAAGCGAACCCATCACGAATATCCTTGTTCGCGTAATACTCGGCATCCTCGATCAATTCAGGTAGGCTTTTATCACCTGCATCCACCCAAACTGATTTGGTATTTTCACGCACGGCAACAGGTGTAGGAAGATCACGCTCGGCATGATCGTCGTAGAATTTTCGAGGTAGTTGGATTAGATTTTTCATAGATGTATTTTTGTCGTGTTGGTTGGTGGCGCGGGGATCGAACCCGCGCCGGGTGGGGTGTTAGGCGAAACAGGCGCGAATCATTTTAGAAGACCATGGCCCCATCGCGCAGGGGTCACCTTGAAATTTGATGAACCATTGCAAGCGTGTTTTGTATTTTCTCCCCATGGGAGTGATCCCGCTTTGACGCTCGCAAGTTAGAATGGCGCTTCTGTTTTTGAGTTTTGCCTCAATGGATTTTTTGCGAACTTCAAAGGGGCCGTAGTTTTTTGTAATTGTTGTCATTTGTCGTTTTGGTTTTTGGTTTTCGTCTCTGCCGTGGTGGCTTCGATCTGACATGACAATCTCACGAACTTGATTTCTCGTCAACAACTTTTTTTCAAGAAAGTGAAAATAATTTTGAAGGCTTGCGGAGCCGCTTAAAACCTAGCTCGGCGGGCGGGGAGCATTTCGGTGAGCGCACCGAAATGATCAGTTTTTCAAGATGTGCCAGGCGACATGGCAGAGTTTTACGGCGTCCATGTAGTGATCTTGCGCGACGGATTTCCACACGAACTCTTGCCCGGTGGCGGTCTTGCGGGGGACGAGGCGCTGGCCGCTCATGCCGCGTAGGAAGTCCTCGGTGGTGTCGCGCGGGATGGCGAGCGGGGGCTTGCCGTTGCGGATGCGGTCGATGAAGAGTTCCGTTTTGATGGCGTGGTCAACGAAGGTGTAGAGCACGACGCCGGGGAAGTCGTCGATGACGGTGCGCCCGATGCGGCTGCCGAAGGTTGCGCCGGAGCCTTTGGCGGCGTGCCAGAATCCGGCGCTGGTTTGGCAGGCGGTGTAGACGCGGAAGGTGGCGAAGCCGGAATCCATGAGGCCGCACTCGGGGCGGACTTCCTGCCCGCTGGGTGTGCGGTAGATGCGGCGGGGCGAGTCGGCGAGGAGGTCTTCGATGGTGAGCGTGGTGCCGTAGTCGAGGACATAGCTCTGGCCGTTGGCGTCGAAGGCGACCGTGGTCCAGTGCTGTTTATCCTGGCCGATGTCGGCGCAGGTGACGATGTGCGCTGGCTCGATCGGGCAGGTGCCGCGCGTGTAGTCGCCTCGGAGGCTGAGAATGTTGGCGTCGCCGATGCTGGTCTCGACCTGTTCCCACGGCATGGCCATCGTGCTGTTCGTGAAATCTTGGAGGCCGTTGAGCGTGTCCTTGTCGCGGAGGAATTTCACCGCGAGCGCGCCGAATGTGCAGGAGCGCCACGGCGCGTAGAGGGAATTGAGGTGGAAGCTGCGAAAGCCGCGCTGGGCGCTGGGGTTTGTGGCCTGCCACTTGCCGTCTTGCAGGGCTTCGATTTTCTGGCCGTCGTTCCACTCGCCTCCGCACCGCTGGCAAATGTAGCGCGCGGATTCTTCGACGCGGGCCATGTTCCACTTGCCGGCCACTTTTGCCTCGGTGTCCCACTTGACCTGTTCCCACAAAAGCTCGATGCGTTCGTGGCAGTGCGGGCAGGCGAGCATGAATTTTTCCTGCGTGCCTTTCTGGTATTCCTGCCATATCGCGCCGTCCGGCGTGGTGGGTGTGGATGTCTTGACGCGAAGCGCGCCGACGAAGGACTTGGTGCGGTTCTCTGCGAGGAAGAGCGCGGAGGTTTCTTGGTCGGTCTCACGGGCGAATTTGTCCACCTCGTCCATCAGCAGCAGACCGGCGGGGCGGCTGGCGAGGTTTGCCGGGGAATTGCTGCCGACGAAGACGAGCGAGCACCGAGAAAAATGCTGCTCGAGGTTTTTGAAGCGGTGCCGGTCCGCTGGCTTCTGAGCGGCGAGCGTGGCGCTGTCGTCGAAGAGCGGGAGCCAACGCGTCTCGGAGAACGATCGGGCGAGGCCTTCGGTGGGCATGACCCACACGACGGGCTGGGGTTTGTTGACGATCCGCCAGGCGGTGCCTGCTTGGACCATCGTCGTCTTGCCGGTCTGCGTTCCAAACACCAGCACGAGGTCGGAAACATCGACATCGCCGAAGCACTCAAGCGGCTCGCGGAGGTAGGGCGTGAGGCGGGTGCTGAAGTTGCCGGGCATCTGCGTTTGCCGCTCGCTCAAGATTACTTCGTCAGCGCACCACTCGGTGACGGTGCGCCTGTCAATCGGTGCGTAGATCGAGCGCAGGTGTTCGCGCAGGGCTTCGGCGGCGGGGGTCATGGTTTTTTTTTCAACTTCATCCCGTAATTGTTTACGGAGTTTTGTATTTTTAAACCTTCGCGCCGAATCAGTTTCATTTTTTTGAAAGGAGTATAATCAACATGGTGGTGAATCCTTTGATATTTCCAGACGACTTCAGTCACATCTGGATGCTCGCGTTTAAGCATTTCGGATTTGTCTTTTGTTCCGCCCTTGTAAAGCTCGTCGGTATTGCCTCCCTTAATTGTTTGCGTTCTGAGTTTTCCTTGTAAAAACGCATTAAACTGAATCGTGCACCAGCCTCGCTTGAGCATATCAAGTGAAAGTATTGTGTCCTCGTTATACCTGCCCCGCCACCTAAACGGGATGTCGTTGCGTATCAGGTTACAAGAATAGATTCGCGTGTTGGTTATGTATGGAGGTAAAGCGGAAGCGCCAAATGCAAACATGGCATAATTCGGTCCGGCCATTCCTACATTTGAGTAACGAAGAACAAAATCCTCCATTGCCCGCCACATCGATGCACTTTTGTTTTTGATGCGTTCGTTTCTGTGCATCCGATAAAATGCTTTTATGTTATCGTCCATGATCCAATGGAACTTGTGACCCTCAGAAATAGAATGATCCCAAATAAAGTTTCTGGCGGGTCCAGACCCTGTAGATTTTTCCAAGCCGTAATTGTCGCAAAGTTGATATTTCTTTTTGTAACCCATATCTAACTCAACGACGCGAGTTAAAAGGCCCATTGTTGCAACTGATTCTTTGTATTTTTGAACTTCTTGCGGCTCGACAACTATACTGTGTCGCACGCCCATCTCCGTGAGCGCCTTGGAAGTGATCATGTATTCCGCGCGCCCTTTGCTCGGGATGTAAAGCGGGAATTGTGGGAGAACTTCACTCATCGGATTCCCATACCTGTGCTTTTAAGTTGCGGCGTTCTTTGTCAGGGAACCAAATCGACTTTGTTTTTTCTGTGTAGCTTTGTTGCAGCAATCCGAAAAAGGCCGTCACATCTTCTTCACGATCGAAGCTGACCGTGATTTTTCGGAAGCATGGTTCAAGCCCTTCATAGTCCGGCATCCCTTCCCACTCGATTTCTGGCGATGCAGCCAATTCGCCGGATGCTAACAGCTTGTCTATTTCTGCGGAGTTCCAGCCCATGTCTTCGAGGTTCAAGTTGTCTTTGAGATCCGCCAGCTCGAGCTTGAGCATTTCCTCATCCCACCCGCCGCCGATCTCGGCGAGGCGGTTGTCGGCGAGGATGTAGGCTCGGCGCTGCGTGTCGGTGAGGTGGCCGAGGCGGATGCAGGGGACGGTCTCGAGGGCGAGGGATTGAGCGGCGAGCACGCGACCGTGACCGGCGATGATGCCGTTGTCCTTGTCGATGAGGACAGGGTTGGTAAAGCCGAACTCGCGGATGCTCCCGGCGAGCTTGGCGACTTGGCTGGCGTCGTGCTTTTTCGCGTTGCGCGCGTAGGGGATTAGGTCGGAGGTTTTGAGGTGTTCGATGGTCATATGGCTTTTCGGATGATGGTCGTTAGGTTGTCGGCCCACTCGGCGAGGGTGGCTTCGATGGTTTTCTGCGGTTGGCCGTGCAGCCGGGTGGCGAGGGTCTTGGGCATGACTTCGAGGAGCTGCTTGGCGGTGATGTGCGGGCGGCTCGTGATGTCGCGCGCTTCGTCGTAGAAGAGGGTGATGGCTTCCTGGCGTTGCCAGTCCTTGAAATCCTTCTCGGCCTTGATGCGGTTGTTCCGACTGGCGATGTAGATTTGGTTTGCCTTGCGGATGTCTTCGACCGAGCCGCCGTTGCGCTTGCAGATGACGAGTTCGTTGTAGCCGACTTTCTCGGCAAGGCGGGCGCGGCGGAGGGATTGGCGCGGCGTGTTGTCTTCGTCGTCCGGCTCGGGTGCGCTGTCGTGAACCGGCGGCGGTGGAGGAACTGGCAGAGGCTCGGCAGGCTCTGACACTCTCGGAGGTTCGGCCACCTTTGAGAGTTTCGGCGCCGGGGGCGGTGTGCCGCGTTGCCCGCGCTTGGCGCGCGGCGGAGCGTTCGATTCGCGCCACGCCTGGGCGGCGTCCACGCTGGTCGTGGGCATGCCTTTTTTGACGAGGCGGGAGACGACCGACTTGTCGATGCTTAACGCGTTGCTTAATTCCGTGATGCCCACGGCTTGTGCAACGATGTCAAATTATGCAACGCTCAAAAGAATAACGAGCGACTGGCAAACTGCGATGGTTGAATGGTTTCGGTAGGGTTCCCATGCCGCCCCCCTCATTCGGAGTCGGCCAGCTTCGCGTTGATGCGTTCGATCCATTTGTCGTCATGCTTTGGTTTCTTTTTCTTCTTCAATGGTTTGCGCTTTGGTTTGGATAGCCATGGGAATTTCGTT